CGCTTTGAGTTATTGAGGTTTCTGGGTCAGAGCTGCCAACCGCTGAAAAGTTACTCACTCTTAACGTATCAAAATAGCCCAAATCATCAATGTGAGCATAGGCTGTAGGTTTATTAGTCTGTATGTACTCTCTGAGAACTTTCCATGTGCTGCCCACATTTTTAGGATTATGTTTAGCACAAGAGCCACTAATCATTTTCCAATTACCCGCAGCAGGTGCTGTCTTAAAAGAGCCAGTAGTTGTGACCGCCGCTTGCGTGATAGCTACAGTGTATTCCTTATCAGCTGCCAGCCCACCAATAGTGACTATACCTGTATGGCATAAGGTCGAACCAACACCTTGCCCAACCCTTGTCGCTACGACTGGAGTTGTGCCACCTGAGCAAACAACAGTTACAGCATTATCATTGTTAAAGGTAACAACACTTATTTTTACTTCTGCTGTGGTTGCATAACCAACTCTGAATCTAACTCTATCTACTGTAGGACCAGCCATTAGATGCCACCCATAAAGTCACTAGGTACAGACTCCCCTAAGTGCAATGCTTTTACCAATCCTGAAATATCGTCAGGTGGCTTATTGTTAAAATTCATTATTCCCACTCTTAGCAGCTCGCCGTCTAAAAGACTAGACACACCTGCCCCTGGCTTATCGCAACCTATACAGATAGCGTGATTAGCATTAGCCGTTCCAATAACTAACTGGCCCCTACTTATAGTTGGTGAGTTTTTCAGAGTACCATTGAAGAAAGAATAAGCTGTACCTTGCGACGATCTCAAATCTACAAAGAAGGCCACATCAAAAAACTCAGTAGTACTGTCAATGTCCCCTATTACACAGGGGATAGATTGGATGCTATTGCCATTATTAATATTTAACTTAATACGCTGCTCTGAAGTGTTTTTATTGGCATAGTCCAGAGCTAGTAGCTGGTCTTGACTGCCGGTCTTACCTCTTATAGAGAACAAGTTACTATCAAATTCAGAGGTGCCTGCCACGCTGTTAACCCTAACTCTGGCCCATATCAGAAAAGAGTTAGTAGTAAAGATATCTGAGTAGTCAGAAAAGCCGACAGCTGTGTTAGGTAAGTAGAAGCAATTAGCACTAGCAGGTACGAAGTTATAAGACCCCGAGTCTGAAGCTGCGCCACTTGTCCAACCAGCTTGCACGTTAGATGCTGCTGAGTTTACAGGAATAGCTGCTCGCTGGGGTGCGTTGGTAAAAAGTAAGTAAGACGCGTCCTGCACTGAGGTAGGAGACCCCCCATTGCGTACATAGTCCCCCAACTCCCAATATACGACCGGTGATATATTTTTAATCATTGACTGTACTACCTTGTTACTTAATAAGTGGACTTAACCGATTTAAGTCACGAGTAAGTTCATCTTTCTGCAAACCTAGCTCACGTAGTCTATCAGCATGAAAGCGACTAAACTCAGTAGGTTTAGTCTTCTTAAGAGTTACCAGCTCAAAGATCTCCTTGGTAACTCCTCTCATACTTTGGTTAGCTGAGTCATACTCAAGCTCAAGGCGTAAGTCAGATATACTTTTAGATATAGTCTGAACTTGCGCGTCTACATACTTCTCAGTAGCATACGCTTTATTAGAGTATAGGCTAGCACCTCCTGTGCCTAGACCTGAGCCTACAATTAACATAGCTAACAGCCCAAGAAGTGGGTTATTAGATTGTGCTTCCTGAATCCAATTTATCATATTGCATACTGCTCAGTTAGGGTATTAAAGTAGGCTGTTATTTCCAACGCTCTGACAGACTCCCGTTAGTTGTGACATAGCTGCAAGTCTCTGGGTACTTAATACCTGAGTACGTAGGTTTAGTTACCTTGTGGGGTGGGGTAACTAGTAAGGTTTCGTGAACTACTAGTTTTCTAGGGGTAAACTCACCACCAATAGCCTCGCACTCTTCTTTCATTGTCGGCCCGTTGGCGCAACTAGCTAGCAAGGAACAAGTTAATAATGGTAGTATAAATTTCATACTAAGTATCCTATGTTTATTTTTTATGAGGGTATATAAGTTATAGCTACTGTGCGTCCACTACCGTTAGTCCAGCTAGGGAAGTGAGCAGTAGGGCTATCCCAAGCCAATACAGTGATAGTACCATCATATAGCTCAGTAGCATCTGCTATCAGGAAGGCAGACTGGCCTTCTGGGGTAACGCTAACAATCCTACCCAGCCAGTCACCTGTGATAATGAGGGCAAAGCTATAAGCATTGTTGGCCGCTTTAAAGGTACTAATCCGATTAATAGTCTCACCATCTAAGGCTGAATTATCAATACTGCCAACATCAGCGCCTGCTATACCTACCCCAGCAGCATAACCATTCCACTCTTGTGTAGAACTGCCACCACCTACACCTTTCTGGTAAAAGCCAACAGTTACAGTTCTGATTACTGCTACTTGACGGTTCCAGACCACATGAGTAACTGCGCTATCGTCAATCCAGTCAACTCTATCAACATCAGAGCCTCCCCACTTAACATCATCTGGGTCGTTACCATCATTAAGCCAACGTAAGTTACTCATTAGGACGCACTCAGAGTTAGCACACCGCCTACGAAGCTGGCCTTCATAGTACCACCCAAGATAGCTGTGGCATAGTCAGTACGTCGAATAGCTCTAGACGTTGAGCTACCAGCCGAAGCTACTGCGAATACTTGACTGGCATCTCCGGCGGCTGGTGCTCGGCCATTAGCATTATTGTTAGCAGCAGTTGCAGCAACTTGCGCATCGTCCGCGTCACTTTGAGCGTTATCAGCAGCAGTCTGCGCATTACCAGCAGCCGTATCCGCATCATCCGCAGTTAACTGAGCAGCGGCAGCAGCAGTAACTCCCGCTGATCCTCGGTTGTAGGCTAGTCTAGCAGCAGCCGGAGTAGCAGCTATACCATCAGCTTCACCACTAGTAGCGTCAATAGCATCATCTAGCCTAACTGAGCCAGTAAGTGTAGCAGTAGCTATGCCAATGTATGGATTAAGTAATACCAAGTGAGTAGAAGTCTTGTATAGCCTAAGTACTGATCGGCTCTGAATCATACCAGCTACTATATCAGTGGTATTGTCCAGCTGCTTAATAGTCAGCGTGGTGCCAGGAGTAGGACCGGGTGCCAAAGTAGCTGCACCTGTGTTAGCTGCTGTTACTCTTATAGTATAAACCACACCAGTAGTTAAATTGTCAGCTAGGCTAGACTCAAAGTAAGCGTTACCTGAGTTAGTAGCTGTAGGTGGAGTGTCAATGTTATTATCACGCACCAGTATCTTAAGTGCTTTAAGTTCAGCAGCTGAGTAGCCTCCTGATATATTAACTGGTGGGGTATTGACATTGTTGGGATCAGCTACATAGGTACCTAAAGGCATACTAAGTTACTCCTAAGCGTTCATCAGTAATTCGGGGATGTGTTGGTTCTGGACTACAGACAAGTGGGTACTGGCTAACTTCTGGTTACCAACTGAGGCTAAGGCAAAGCCTAGCGCTTGGTCAATAACAGCCAGAGGCATACTGTCAAGTAGCCAGTCTGAATAACCTGCAATAGCTGGGTCAGTCATAGCCCGCATAGTACCGTCAGTATTAGATACTACGGCCTTGGTGGGTCTATGAGTTATACCACTTACTAAGAATGAGTTGACTTGGGCCCCAGCGTAGAAGCTAACACCCCCATTGATCTGGTAGCAGGTACTTACAGCTGGGCCGTATAAAGTTCTGCGCTTAACTACTTCACTGATATTAATAATATCTAATGGCGCGCCAATGATGTTACCGTATACATCCAACGCTGCTACTTGTTCTAGTAGCCTAACGTCATCCGGTAATGTAAATGTACCTACAGTTACTGAATTAGCTGCGAAGGTTATATCAGCTAGCCCTATTACCCACTCAGTTCTATCCCGTGGGAAAGCTGCAACAGCATGCATAGTCCTAACTGCTTGTAGAATACGTTGATTAATAACTGCTGTCTTATCAGGACGCCTTACAGTCTCATGTACTTGGTCAATTATCTCGCCTAATAACATGTAAGTTATCCCAGTAATACTAAATATTAGTTACCAAAAAAGGCCACCCGAAGGCAGCCTTAAGTGGGGAAGGAATAACCTTCCAAGGGGAGCGACCAGCTGGAGACTGGCCTGAGACTTAGTGCTTACGCACCAGCGGTTAGGTTGTGGATGATACCCCAGCCAGTTGGGTTAGTCATCTCAACAGTAAGCTCAGAAGTATAGACACCTGAAGTAGCATCAACACCGTCATAAGCAACATCTTTGTGCGCAGTATCACGTAAGTACTGAAAGTCAATAGTACCTAAGTCAGCAACAATAGCCATTTTCTTAGTGGCTACGTGGGCATTCAATAAAGGATGCTCTACCATTTCGAACATACCACGACTAGTACGGAAGCTGTGGAACTGCTGGCCAAACTGAGTAGACTCAGGAGTAAACTGCAAGCGACCATTAGGAGTAGCACGAGCAATTTCGTTAAGAGTTTCAATAGCTTGTGAGCCACAGAACAGAGTCTTAACACCAGTGCTACGGCCTTTAATAACAGTATCAAGAGTCGCGTGTAACATAGACTCCAACTGATCAAAGGTAGTAGTAGTACCAGCCGATGCAATGTTACCAGGAGCGTACTCAGTAACAATAGCTTCAATGCCTGACATAGTACGCATTGGGCGACCGTTATATACTGAGGCAGACTTGCGGCCAAAGATAGTAGACCACTCAATGTCTTGAGCGTGCAAGAACATAGCATCTTCCCGGTTCTCAGCAATCATGCTAATACCAGGCTCAACAGCTACAGCTGCTGCTGTCTCAGTCATGTCCCAAGCGTTACGGAAGATCTGAGTAAAGTTAGTATGCTCAGACATAGTGATACTACGAGCAACAGGCATTGAGCTACCTTCCTCGTTTGAGTTACCAACTTCGATAAGTACTTCGTTATCAGAGATAGCAGTACCAATAGTACCAGCAAAACCACGAACAACTACCAAGTCAGTTGCATCAGTAACAGCAGTAACTTGAAGTAACTCAGGAGCTGCGTAAGTACCAGCTGAGAAGTTAAACTTCATGTAGATAGTGCCAGCTACTACATTAGTAGTGGAGTCAACAACCAAAGTGGTCGCAGTTGTGTTGATAGCACCGTTAACAGTAACAGAAGGGAACAGTGCTTGCTTAACCCAGACTGAGTGAGCAGTTGCCATGATACGTTTATGCTGAGCTAGCCCAGACATAGCGAACATTGGAGCAGCGCCGTTAGGCTGTAACCGCATTAAGTTAGCTGTAAAGCTACGTTGTAAGATGCTGCCGCCTTGGTCGCTTGATAACGCAGCCAGCTCAGCTGTTGTATAAAATCGCATAGGATTATCCTTTGGTTATGAGTTAGCCGAGTTGGCTGGTTTACAAGTACTAGCTAGCCAAATGTTTAGACCAGTCAGTAGCATTGTCTTTTGGTGCGGCTGCTGGTGCTACCATTCCTAGCTCAGCTGCGGCATGCTGCCCTAATAAGTTAGCTGGGGCAGTTGGAAATTGTTTACGTAGCTCATTAATAGCTGTAGTAAGTAATGTTGCTTTCATACCAGTTGCAAGTTCAGGGTTACCCGAAGTAGCAGCTGCTGTAGCCTCATTCATGTAGTTAGTATCAGTGACTGAGCTAGCAGCTTGTTGTGCAGTTTGATCACCGCGCTGTTCACCCATATGAGCTGAGCCTGCCATTGAGGCATGTATTGCTTTACCCATTGAGTCACTGATTACACCACTAAGTAACTTACCTAAAGCCTCTGCTGCTCCCTCGCCGCCACCAACAGCTAAGGCTGCTAAGTCTTGGTCAATGGCAACTGATCCAGCTAGTTGAGCTATTACTGGTTTGAGTTGTTCCTGTGTAGGAGCTTCAACCTTCTTAAAAGTAGGCGTGGTCGGCTTCACTGGATTACCGTCATTATCTAACTTCTGCGCGTATTGTGCAAGTGGGTTATCAGCAAGATTGACAGTCTGATCGTTCATACCACTAGCTGGGTTAGCAGGTGGTGCCCCCTGTGGCGTACCTGGGGCTATAGCTGCGGGTGCTGGAAGCTGAGTAGGCTGTAGTGGGTTAGGCTGCGCAAATTGCTGCTGGCTAGGAGGTGCAAAAGGTTGGCCAGCTGCCATACCATCTAGTACTGAGGGTGCTGTAGCTTGTAAGTCTGACATAGACATAGGGTATTACTCCGGTTGATTTGAGGTGGGTACTGTGGATTGTAGTTGTTCAGTGAATATTTCCAAGAACTCTATACGGATAGTAGACTGCAATATTCGTAGTTGAGCCTCGGGATTAGTTAACCCACCTAAGTGGTTATCGCTAGCTATATCAAATACCAGCTCTTGTAACTCTTGGCGTGCCTCAGCTAGTAGTGATTTCCAATCATCAGGGTTAACAGCCTGCACAGCTGAGATAGCAGCCATGCGTTGGATTATTGCCTTAGTTACCGCTTTGTCATGCTCTAAGGCTGTAGGTACTGGTGGTACATTTAAGTCACTGGCCTTCATATCGGTGCTCCGCCTGCTGGGCCTTGAGGTGCTGGGCCTTGGGGTAATCCGCCTGCCCCTCCTGCTGGGCCTGCTAGCTTATATTGCTCAAGCTGTAGTCCATTACCTTGACCTAGTATATGAGCTAGTATCTTAGGTATATCATACTCGGCTAGTAGCTGCGGAGCTGTAGTAATAAGCTGTAGCATCTGCTGCTGAACATTAGGTGACATTTGGTACTAAGTAGGCATTAAGGCTGTAGCTAACTTAAAGTCCACAGATGCTTGATAGAGTTGCGCAGGGTTAATGTCAATAGTCTCACGGTTCTCAGGGTTATAGAGAGTAGCAGTTTTCTGGTACTGAATGATGTTTAGCTTAAGAATGTACTTAATTTCTACCATAACAGTGGACTCAATGACTAAGCTACGAACAAATGCCTTATCAGCTGCGTTAGACATGACGTCTTGGTACTCAGCTAGAGTCTTGTTACCCTTCTGGAACTGGCCAGTCTGTGGCTTATTGATACCAGCAGCTCTACGGCCAGCTTCCTCTACAGCTCCTATGTCAGTTAGGAAGGTGTTAGTAGTTGAATCCTGAAACGGAATAGATACGTAGAAGTCTCGGAGTGACTTACCACGGGGAATGGTCTTCTTGGTAGCTATCTTAGCCTCCGGTATCCTAGAGTCAACATGATCTTTGTCGAACATAGTATGATCATACAATGCTCTGTCACCTATAGCCCTGTCAGCAGATGCTAACGCTCTATCTAACAACTGCTTAGCTGTCTTCATATAAGGTATAGTTACTTGCGCGGGGCCTGTAGAGTTGTAACCTAATGAGTCAGCATCTGTCTGACCTAGTACCATACCTAGGCGACCGTGAGCATTATCCATAGGCTCAGCATATAGTAGCCAGTTACCTTCGAGTATGTAGATAGTCCAGATTTCTACGTCATCATCAGGGTTCTTAGCTGTAGATAGGCCCCAAGCACTAGGGATAACTCGGATATTAACTTTACTTACCTGATATCGGGACTTAGTTACTGCAGTTTGCTGGTTATGCTGGTTAAGTCCAAAGTGTTGCGACCAATCAGTGGCCTCTTTCTGGATATCAGCAGCTTCTTGGCCTAATGGTACAATGTCAGGGTTGATATGCTGCATATTGGTAACTGACGCGCCCATACCTACAGTTGAGCCACCATATGCGTAGATGTTAAACTGTGGGTTATTGGCATCAGTTAGATACAGCTCACCGTTGCGGGACTTAAGCTTATCTAACAGAGTTTTAAAGGCTACTTGGGTATATATCTCAGTAGTACCTGCCCATTCACCCTTAACACTAAGATCCTGTGGACTAACTGAGGTATCAAAGAACGCATTGTACATATCTATGCGGTTAATAGCAGTACCTTCCCACACTTGCTTAACCTTCTTAAGGTTATTAGCATTCTGACCCTGACCTGGCCCACTAGCAGCAGCTGATAACTCATAGTTAACCTGAGTATCCCAAGGTATATCTAACATAGCTATATTGTACTTAGCTATATCTAGGAAGAACATACTTAAGTTAGATGACCAGCCTGCTCGCTTCTGCTGCTCAGACATAATAGTGTTAAAGGCTTCAGCATCTTTAATCTTGTCAGCAGGTGAGTTCATTTGGAAGATACTAGAGTTACCAAGGTAAGTGGTAATGTAAGTAGATGAGTAGGTTTCTACTACTTCAGGTACCTGCGCGTTAGTTAACTCAGCGAATCGACTAGTATTCTGGGTATCAGCTGGGTCTTTAGTAGCAAGTTTACCATCAACTTTGGCTAAGTGGTACGCCTCATCAGCTGACCGTAGTTTAGCTAGCAATGCAGCTCTTGGGAACTGGGCTACTCGGAAGTTGATACCCGCTAGTAGTGTAGAACGTTGCTCAACAGTTAGTTTCATTAGTTAACTCTCTTAGGTTAGGTAATTTGGTTAGCTAGTTAGCTAGCTATTAGCCTTGGGTAATACCACGATCCCTAGGAGCAGGCGGTGGTATCATATTGTTAGCTAGTAACAGGTGGCACTGTATCTCAGATGGGTACTCTAGCATTACACGACTAGCGTAACTTACTACATCCATAGAGTTATCAATGTTGTCCTTTTTCATAGGGTCAAATGCTTTGATCTCGTTGTAAAGTATACCGCGTACGTCTGGGTGAAGTAGCAGCAATGCGGGCTCGCCTTTGTAGCCAGTCATGCACTCCTTGAACATACTGAGGATAGCGCTGTTCTTGCTGGTAGCTCCACGGTCTATTAGTAGTATCTCGATACCCTCTATGTCTAACTCCTCTAGGTAGTACTCGAACCACTGTCCTAGGGAAGCCTGATAAGCATAACTCTCTATCGCGATAGCTGGGATGTTCTCTTCTAGACACCATGTTATTAAGTCCTGAACTAGTTGGGGAGCTGATACTTGGAACCGCTGTAACTTCTTAATGCAAGGACGTCCATCTATTACATCAATTAGTCCTACCATCTGATCATCTGACTTAGCTTTACCTAAGCTAGGATCAATCATTAGGAATCTACCTTGCGGGTAAGTAGCATCAGTGAATGGGTAGTCAGGTACTCTCATAAGGTCAAAGTAACCTGAGTTAAACGCCTCGTCATCGTTCATAACCTCAGCTAGGAATACCTCTTCTACTCCAGCCTCTACATCTTCTTGGTACTCTTGTAGTAGTTGCGCTCTGGACTGTAAGTCTTCCCATAAGGATTCACCGTTAGCTAAGATACCACCAACTATGATTGATTCCCAGTGCTTAGAGTTCTTAAGGTTCTTTAAGTGGCAGCCGTAAATAGCTGGTATCTTACGTTGCGGGTCAGCTGCTTTAACTTCAGTCTTGCGATACATGTTACCTAGGTATAGATAGCAGCAGAACTTAGGATCCTTAGCCTTCATAGCAGTACCACGGAACCACTCAATGTATTCCTTAGCTTGCTGTGGTGACTCAGCTGACTCCTTAGTCTGGCTATCATCGAATAACATTACATCAGGTCTGAAGAACTTCTCGTTAACACCACGAAAGCTGGAACCTTGTCCACGAGCCTTAATGATAATGTTACGACCACGGAATCTGAATGACTTAGACTCAGCTTTGTTGTAGTTAGCATTGTCATCCCAGTTACCAAACAGGGTTCTAATGTTGTCAGAGTCAAGGATATCTATTACATCGGATATCAGAGCCTCAGCTAGTGTTTGGCTAGCACATATAACTAAGACAAACTTACGCTTAGTAAATAGTACTATAAATACTATGAGTAACTTAAGGAATATAGTCTTACCGAAGCCACGTGGGATACCTAAGCCTAACTTAGGGAAGCCCCGCTCACCACTAACTAGCCCCGCGCACCTAGCCCAGAAGTAGATAAATAGTGGAGGGAACTCAAACTCCATAACATCCGGTATACTTAGAGCTGCTAGTATATTAAGCTCTCTAGCTCCATCCGCTACCTCACGAGCGTCAAACTCATAAGACTCAGCCTCCAGCTCACTGGCAGTTAACTCACGGGTACTAAGTGGGTTAGTTGACGACGAGCTGCCAGTAGTGGGTTGCATGAGACTTTACCATTGGTAGTTAGTTTATCGGTAGCAAACTTAACACGCTTGGATACTACCAAGGTTAGCTTTTCGTTGTTACTTAGAGTTCGCATTTTAGGTTCTCCTACTTTGGGGAATCTTACTGCTAAGTTGTTCATGGTAGTACTTCCTATAAGTTAATCAAAATTACTCAATTATCCAAGGTGTACTACTATGAGTAACCTGAGTTAGATATCTAGTTCAGCCACAGTTTGCGGCTCCTGTGCTAGTAAGTGTGTAAAGTTAACGTCAGCTTGAAGCTCCGACGCTGCTGAGGTCTTACGTAAGCTGTCAGCATCCATACTAACTAGTGGACGACCATCCACTTCTATTACTTCATTGAGCTGGTTATGCTGCACTTGTACTTCAGCTGACTTAAGCATAAAGGCCGGTAACCTTAGTTGTACATTACCTTCACCTACATTAAGTGGCTGCTCACCTGCTGCTCGCCTAGTCATGCTATTAAGGTTCTTCATGAATTGGTTAAGTAACGCTGGCTTAGCTAACATAGCCTGTAGGTAAACTTCTTCATTCTCAACTAGCAGTGAGCTAAACCGTTCTTCCAGCTTATCATAGTTGTTATCAATAGTCTGGTAAGTTGACTGCTTATTGAGCCTACTTGCTGCTGTGAGATCCGCTAGCAATTTCTGATAGCTCTCATCACCCGCTAGCTGGCTGATATAGCCTTCTGTCACCCCTAGCGCCGTTGCTACATCTACCGCCTGCTGCCCTTGCGCCATCAATGTTGCTACCTGCCTTTTGATGCTCATTCGCCTGCCCCGTCACTGCTAAATTCAATACAGGAATTATAACCTATATATAGAAGCAAGACTTCTGGGTTAGCTAGAGACTGGTAGTTCAGTTGCGCTAGCCTAGTTACAGGCCGCTGGGGCTAGGTAACCTAAGTCTACTTTGGTAGCTGAGGTAGTTGTTGAGCTAACCTAAACCTGCCTAGTTGTTGTTGATGCATGAGTTAGTTATAGGTAAGATGCCGTTGAAACTTTACAAAAATTTATAGGTTGCTATAATAGGATAGCCGCCGCCCAGCATCAAAAAGGCTCTAGGGAGGGTACATAGCAGCTAGTAGTAGTAATAGTTGAATCATATAGCGAATAGGTCTAAGTAATTGAAATGAATACTTGCCAGTAGCTGACAAGGTAGTATACTGATTGCCAAGGCCAGCAATATTGCTAGCCAGAATCCAAGGATTACATTATGCACAACTACACAAGAAATGAATTACTAGTTAACAGCTTGAGCCTGAGCTGGAATATTCGCAATGGATCACAGCCTAGCTTTGCTGAGTTGCTAGCCCGGAAGGTTAACAGTTCTCCTAAGACTGTTAACAGCTTTTATAAGAATGCTAGGGTTCATCAAATTGATATTACTTTGTTGCCTGGTAGCTGGTAGCTGGTAGCTGGTAGCTATCTTAAAGGCTGTTAGTTGTTAGCAGTCTTTATAGATAGTTATAGGTCATTTCAAGTTGAAACGATTTATTGACTATTTGACGGGGAGGCATATTCATGTAATAATGTCACCTCTTTACCACCAACGGCAATTTTGCCAAAATTCTATAAGGTCTATGACTATGATTACTTTTAAAACTAACTACAACTTTCGCGCCATTGCTTCAACTGCGGGTAACTATGCAACACAGCTAGCTGAGTTTGCAGCCAATACTATAGCTTTTACTACCACCACCGAGGGTGAAGGGCCAACACTTAAAACTAGTATCAAACGTGACAGCTTCTCCGCTGAGTTACCCGAAATCAGCATTGAGGCCTTCGCGCTCGTTGAGCCCAATTTTGTACAAGGTCTGATTAATGACGTAGTGGAAGCAGCTGCTAGAAAGAAATTTGTTGATGAGTTGTTGCCGATCGACCTTGAAGCGTTAACGCCAGCCTTTATTATTGAGTCATTAGCTAGTCAACGTGCTGCCGGTGTTAGTCAGGATCAAGTTAAGGCATTCGCTAAGCTGGTTGTATCGGTACTGACAGAAGCTGGCACCAAGAAAGGCACCATTGATATAGTTGAAACAATGATACTTAAGAAATTCGGTAAAGCGGTACTTGGTACTTATAGCCGGTTCGAAAGCAGCTTTGATCAACTGTTAGCTAAAGCGGTAATGACCTTAGAAGGTCAATCAGATGAGGTGATTAACGAGCACACCGCAGTTGTTGAGATGATTAGTAAGAACCTTGAAACATTCCAGACTGCTGAGCTAGAAGATATTGAACTGGATCTGGACTAGTCAGGTAGTACCAGTTAGTTAGCTAGTACCAGTCAGTACCAGTTAGTACCCTAGCCGCTTAATTGCGGCTTTTTTGTGGCTGTTATTTGTGGCTGATAGTCTAGGCTAGTTATAGCTAATTAAGCCACTTAGTTATAGCTAATAAGTGAACGAGTGATCCGAACCCAGATGTATATTTTTACCCCCTACCATGCATCCATGGAATATGAGGCGAGTAACCTAATAACCAATAGCTCCTACTAGTTACCCGTCTACTGGCTATACTGGCTATAGCTAAGCACTAGGCTATAAGGTAAGTACTTGATATTCGATAAAATAAATTGCTCAGAATCCCGACTTAGTTAGAACTAGTTATTAGGAATAGTAGCTACTAATTAGCCAGTTTGGTGAGTGAGTGAGTTAGTTAGGTTAGGTTGCCTAGGTTAGTTAGGTTAGGTTGCCTAGGTTGCCTAGGTTGCCTAGGTTAGTTACCTGAGTTAGTTACTCGCCCCGAATTCCATCATCATATGGGAGGGGGTAAAATTATACTTGTTGGGATAGACCGATAGATCACTTTTGATAGCTGGTTACAGGATGGGACTAGGGGTTAGTTAATGCTACCCAGCCAGTTAATGCTACCCAGCCTAGCCAGTCTACCTAGTTAAGCCTAGACCACTAACCTGTAACTTGAAATTAATTCTTGACTTTGAAGTATAACTGTGATAGAATCATTTATCCGCTGCGAATTCGCGTGGGGGTTAAGGGTAGCTAGTAGCTACTCAAGGATACTAAAGTTATGAGTGATAATGATAATGAAATAGTAACTATTATACTGGCTATAGCTATAGCTGTAATCACAGCTAGCTTATTAATACTAGCTAATCACACTATTTAAGGAAGTAAAGTTATGTCTAATACCCACGTTAAACCAACCAACCAGCCAGCCAACCAGCCAGCTAGCATTGATACTCAGATGATGCTAGCTAGTCAATCAGCTAGTGAGTCAATCAATGCTAAAGCTCCGCAATATGCATCAACCTATTGCAGGCTAAGCGGAGTTGAGTTGCAGCGAACCCCAGTTATATTTAGTAACGAGCGATCAATTCACTTTAGCAAGCACTGGATTTTTAATCAGAAGTTAGCGGGTGTCTTAGGCTATCACTATGCACAAGCGGATAAGACTCACAGTCAACGCTCACTGCTAGCTTTAGCTATGATCACTCAACCTCATCTACTAGGCCAGAATATTACTATTAAATTCCCCGCAATATTTAATGAGCTTAAACTTAAGCGTAACTATGGACAACTAGTTCTAGTTGTTAAATTCTTAGATAACCTATCTAAGGAACGTAGACAAGTATTTCTACGTCAATTGCCTAAGCTAACTAGTAACAGCTTTGCTATGTTAGACTTTGGTCAGTCACCGGATTATCAATCAGTTAAGCTAGGTGATGCGGTCTTAAACTATGTACTTGAAACGGTAACTGGGGCTATGTACTCGAATCTTAGTATGAAACATAGCTTAGATGAACTGACCACCGAATCCCAGATGCTTAAACTTGAGCTAGAATTCCAAGCTAGCATCAAAGCATCCAACGCACAAGCTGGTATCCTTAAGTCTAACGATGCTCCTAAGTCAACACCGATTAGCGACTACTGGCAGTATATATTCGAAGAACTAGCAGTAACCTTTGAGTTATCCGGTGAGTCATTCGAATCTTTGAAACGCCAGCTCAGGTATCCTACCAACTTAGCCAAGCTGAATGAATTAGCCAGCTATCTTAATGGTCTATACGAGTCTACTAAGATTCGCCAGCACGAGACTATACCCTCTATTCAATTCCGCAATGCATTACTAGAGGTTCGCACATTAGCAGAAGCTATTACTAATGCTCAGAATAACTTAGACCTTAGAACCTTAGCTACCCGGGAGGCTATAGAAGTTATAGCTACATCTTCTAGCTCCACTACCACTCTCCTTCCTGAGCCAGTTAGCCAGTTATCAACCGAGGCTAGCACTTCGCAAGCTGCTAAAGTCTTTGCAGGTTCACGACTAGGTAACATTATGTCGAAGCTGGCTAAGTCAACAGCTACCGCTACTGCTAAACGCAATCAGCAAGCTACCAAAGTAGAAACAACTGCTATTGACTTTATAGTATCAATCACGCCAGCTACTGAAGCCCCAGCCACACTAGCAGGTATTGATGAATTAGACTTAGGAGATAACTCATAATGCCAACTACTACAATTAAACCAGCCAAGCCAGCATCAATAACAGTTAAGTTAACTGAGTCAATTGAGCCTCGCACCTATAAAATAGTAGCTACTAGTAATTTCCAATATGGTAGTTTACCGATATATGCTGACAGCTCAATCTTAGCACTGGTTAAAAAGCGTGGCACTAATGACTATCTATTGATAGTTAAGACCGAACCCACTACGCATCATAGATCCATTAACTCAGCTCTTAAATATTACGCCAAGGACAGAGGTTTTAAAGTATGAATAACTTAGTCAATCTTAAATCATCCACTACTAATGTTATCCGTTGCCAGCAACTACTTGAAGCTTTAGAGACTGAGACTGATAAGCATAGGCTATGGTTAAACGGTGATCATGGCCCTATCGTTAGCTATATCAATAGGGTTTACCGGCCAACAAGCTCAAACCTAGGCCAACTTGCAACACTAGGCTGGTTTGCGGATCATACCGAGAGCCTAATGGTTAACTATGGTTACCAGGCTAGCTTGACAGCTTTTGCTAATTGGAAGCTAGCCCAGTTATACTCTGGCTATGCTACCGACTTAGCTATTGACTAACAACATCTATTGACTAACCCACTGAGCTACGCTATAATGCTAGCTCAATCACCAAAGGATTAAAATTATTATGACTCCATTACCGCGTAGTAACATCTTTAAATACTTACATCCGTTAGACATACCAGCTTATATAATTACCAAAGAGCTAGCGCATTATCTAGCTGAGCTGGTAGGTACTAGTCACAAGCTAACTAGCTTTGAGCCTAAGCGCCGACCAACTGCCGGATGTGCTTTAGGCCTATGCTATAGTAATGGTATTATATCAATAACCTACCGATATAAACGTCATAGCTTATGGTTACCTAAACCCTTCACACTAGCTGAGGTTATAGCTACCACAGCTCATGAGGTAGCGCACCTTACCCACTTTGATCATAGCCCAGCCTTTAGACGATTAGAGGCTAAGCTAGTTGAAGCATCTATTGACTGGGTAATAGATAACCCTAGTAGCTACAACTTCAAGCCTAGCTTAGCCGATGATATCTATGAGGCAATGGAGCGCAAAGCTAAGTACAACCGCAACGTGGTAAGATTATTACCTGTAACTTTAGATCTTTAGACCTTTAGCTAACCAACCAACCATCCTATAACCAACCATCCTATAACCTAACCTGCTTAATTGCGGGTTTTGTTCGTAGCACTGATTGCTAAATTATCCACTTAACTACGAGGTTATACATTATGAATCAACCAACCAACTCAACCAACTCAACCAACTCAACCAACTCAACCCAGCTACAATTATCTACTATCAAGGTCAAGTCAACTTCCGGTGTTAGCTACCACGTTGAGTTAGTGCGCCCACTGGTAGCACACCTTGAACACCTAGCTATAACTAACAACTTCTTTAAGAGTTTACTTAGCCAGTATTCCCAACGCCATTACTTATCAGTTAACCAATACAAACCACTTGAGCGTAGATACTATGAATCCCTAGCAGCCTCCGCTGAGTCCGAGGTTATAGCTGAATCCGGTAAGTCTAAACCTACCCAACCCAATAACCGCTGGCAGCCTATCTTCACTAAGTTCGATGCTGCTATCAGCAATGGTGTCAAGAACCCTAGAATTCGCTTAGGTGATTATAAGTTTAAACTTATAACTGAGCCAAGTAATCGCAATGTAGGTTATGTCTATATATACCATGATGATAATGCTGGCTATGTCGGTAAGTTATCCGCGGTTGGTCAGTTCTATGCTTATGACTACCAAAGCCAGCAGCTAGCTCCCAAACTACTCAAGCTAATAGATAACATTGACGCGGAGCTAACAGCTTATGGTCATAGAACTGGTGCTTGCTCATGTTGCGGTAGAACTCTAACTGCTAAAGCTTCTATTGACTTAGGCATAGGCCCAGTCTGTGCTGAAAACTTTGGACTATAGGTGACTCATAATGCAATGCCCTACTTGCTCAGCGTCTAGTCGTAACTTTAAGTCTTACCCACCAACTGTAACTACTAGGCGTGAGTACAAGTGTCTTAGGTGTCGCACTCGTTGGGTTACTTATGAGACTATTCACCAGGCTACTATCACACCGTATCCAACTAAAAACCAGTAATTAATACTTGACAGTTAACTATAAAGCTGTCATAATTACTAATCAAATAACCCACAGGTAACTACCATGTCTAGCGCACTTGATTTACTTAAATCATTCAAGTCTAAAACTACCCCAGTAGCTCCAGTAGCTCCAGCACCTGTAGTGGCACCTGTAGTGGCACCTGTAGTAGCTCCAGTAGCTGTAGCTAAACCTAATGATATCCTAGCTAAGTTTGCTAACATCAAAACTCGCCAGCTTAACTCTAACTTACATAAGGCTACAGTTAAAGCTAGAGAGGTTACTGAGGCTAAAGCTACCAAAGCTACCAAAGCTACCAAAGTAGACTTGCTAGCTAAGTTCCGAGCTACCAACGCTACCAACGCTACCGCCAAGCCAGCTGAGCCAGCTACCCCACTAGCAGCTGAGCGCCTAGCTGCTAAACTTAATCTTAAGCTACCAGCTGTAGCTGCTACTATGTCAGTAGACTCCCCAGCTGCCACTGCCTTTACTAAGGTAGCTACTACTGATCATAATGTACGTCGAGTTGAGAAACATGAGATAACTTATGATGATCTTAACACCGAGCAGGCTAAAGCAGTTGATATGTCAGAAGATGGTGAATCATTCTGCCTAATAGGCTCCGCTGGTACTGGTAAGTCAACTACCCAACGAGTAGTGTTAGAAACTCTAATGACTTCCGGTGCTGTGCGCCCATTACCTAAAGGCTTCACGCATAAAACCTTACCCAGTAATGCATTCTCTATTGTTATCTGTTCACTTATGAACAAGGCAGTTAACAATATCAAGAACCTACTACCAGTAGAAGTTAAGTCTAATGCTTTAACTATCCATAAGCTACTTGAATACGCACCTGAAATGATAGAAAAAGAAGTACTTAATGAAGATGGTGAGCTAGTTAAAGTTAACTCTCGTATCTTTGTACCTAACCGCCACGCCGGTAACCCTATTCACGGGCTAACTCATATCATAATAGAAGAATCTTCTACTGTTAGCCTTGAGCTATTCGACCTACTACTAGATGCTTTGCCTAGTCGTGGTGCTAACATATGCTTCATCTTTCTAGGTGACATAAAACAGTTACCTCCAGTGTTCGGCCAGTCTATCTTAACTAAGAAGCTACGTGAGTTACCATGGGTTGAGTTAACTCAGGTATACCGTCAAGCCTTAGAGTCACCTATCATCCGCCTAGCTGTAGCTATCAACGAGGGTAACTTACTATCAGACGCTACCCTTAAGTCTGACTTCCATACTCCCGACCAGCTAGAGTTGATTAACCTATCAGGTATCCGAACCAACGGAACTAAAGTACCACGCCGTAAAGGTGAGTTACAAGTCTACGGATTAGCTAAGCACTTTGTTAGTCTACTAACTAGCGGTGAGTTTGTACCATTCAGGGATGTTATACTATGTCCTCATAGAGTTAACCGCCGTGATGACATTAACTGCGATCACCTAAACCAACTGATAGCTCAGGCCGATGGTGAGCGCCGTAACGCTGAAGTATTTGAAATCATAGCTATCACCGCTAATAAGTACCTAGCTATAGGTGATCCAGTTATGTACAAGAAAGAAGAGTACGAGGTAGTTGGTATTGAATCTAACCCTAACTATTCCGGTCGTGCTGCTAAGATACCTCATACTTCACTTAACCGTATAGGAGTCTATATGGATGAGGACTTAGGAGAGTTAGACTTAGGCGATGAGGCTGCTGAGTTAGAGGCTATCATGAATGCGGTAGTTACTATGGCAGATGCTACCGCTGAGGATGATGACTCCAAGACTAGAGCTGCTAGTCATAAAGTTATCTTACGTTACATAACTTCCGATGCTAGCCAAGAACGTACTACCGAGGTAACAGCAGCCGGTGATATTAATGATATTGAATTCGCTTACTGCCTAACGGTTCATAAGTCTATAGGCTCGGAGTGGGACAAGGTATGGCTACTAGCTCATCACTCAATGATCCGTATGTTTACTCGTGAGTTATTCTACACAGCTTGTACCCGCGCTAAGAATTACTTATGCGTTATGTATGATGGTCAGAACCACGCCAAGCGCCAGCTTAACTCTAGTATTATCAACAAAGCTATAACTACACCTGAGATTAGAGGTGTTAGTATTACAGAAAAACTAGACTGGCTTGAGAACCAAGATAAACTTAAGCATGAGGACACCAGTAACTTACTTGCTAAGTTCGCAGCAGGTTAACCCAACAATATGAGTAATAAAATTATGAAAAATTTTCAGCGCCGTTTACTAACTACAATTATTCTGACAGCCACAGCCGCAACTACCTCAGCTGCCTCAGCTGCCACGCTGTCAACTCATCGCGAGGAGCAGCAAGCTATCAGCCAAGCGCAATCCATCCTAATAGCTAATGGCTGTAACCGAGTTAGTTGGATTCGCTCCGCTGACTTAGCGGTTAACTCCCCGGATGCTGACTCAACCTCAGCTATCACCATAGTAGGTAAGACTATTACTATGACTTGTGACCAGATCACGGAGGTAGAAGTAACTGAACCTCAGACCTCAGTAAAAGTTAGTTGGGATATCCCCACTACTAGAGAGAACTCTACGCTGTTACCCTTGGCTGAACTGAGCCACTACGAAATCTACTACCGCATACGTGGTACTCAGTTTGCTGACGGTGCGGTAGTAGTAATAGCTAATCCAGCTGACACCTCAGTAGTTATCAATGACCTAACAGCTGGCCGCTGGTACTTTGCCATAGCAGCTGTTGATACTGCTGGTCTGTACTCTACGCTATCTGATTATATATACCAAGACTTAACCGAGTAAGCTAGTAGCCTCTAGTAGCCTCTAGTAGCCTCTAGTAGCCTCTAGTAGCCTCTAGTAGCCTAGAGCCACCAACTTACTCATCTCTGTACCACAACCAAGGAGACTACTATGTCTTTACAACTGCTACACCCAACCGTTGCTACCAAAGCAAGTAAACTAACCATAGGTGATATGCTGCTAGTCTTAGGCCACTTCTATAAGGTAGCCGAGGTGCCGATGCTCAAGGGCACCGAGGATGATAACGGCCAAGAGCTTACCCGTGATGTAATTGGTAGCGCTAATCTTGTCCGCAACTTAACCAACTCAGTCCAGAGTAGTATAATACTGCAAGCCTTTAGTAACTACCAAGTAGTGGAGCTAGCAGACGTAGCTAATCTTATGCCTAAAGGTAACGAGGCTAAGACTGGCACCTTTACTACTGGTGATCAGGTAAGTGGTAACGCTAACCGGCCAGGCTATGTACCTAATGACATCAAGGAAGCTGCACCAGTTGATGCACCAGACCCAGTTGCTCCAGATACTGCACCACCAGCCGGTGGTGCTGCTAGTCTACTTAATCGCCTTAAGAAATAGGAGTTACCTCAATGGGCCTTGCTACTTTACCTAAGTCAACTAGGGTACACATCCTAGCCTCTATTATTGTGCGTCATGCTACTAACCGAGCTGGATCTCGTAAGCCAGCTGGTCAATTTCGCACAGTGATACGCAGCTTAGGCCAAGTGGACTGGCCCACTGTTGTTAGTTACCAGCGCTGGGATGACTGCGCTACCTTCTGCCTTACCTGCGCAGATATAACTTACTCGGACAACTACACCTATAACATCTACTTACCCTATTGCACCAGTTGTACGTTACCTAACGAGATAGCTCATCCACTTGCTACTCCTAAGCGTGATCGTCCTTACTTAAGCATAGAGGAATACTACTACTTACCGTTGCCATTACAGTCAGAAGTATTTAATAAAGTTCTTGACTTATGCTGCGATGTACGTCATAATAACTAATGCTCGACCAACCAACTACCAACCAACTACCAACAAGGATACCAACCTTCAATGTCTAGCCGCGAACTAAAGTACGATAGCCTAGTGCTAGTGCTAGCCTCTAAGGTTAGCCAAGGTGAGTTACCACAACTTAAGCTACGTATCAAAGCAGCGCCTAAGTCACTGGAGTTTACCAAACAAACAGAAGCTATTCGATCAGGACTAACACGTTCGATAGCAACTCACAACCGCGCAATGGCATCACTAGGTGAGCCAGCAATACCAGCGGGTGTAAGTACCAATTCACTTGACGACATAGTTACTATACGATTAGTTCCTAAGCGCAACACAGCAACTTTTGAACTACTTGACTAATAGGAACTATCATGGCATCTGTTCACGCACCGATATGGGCTAGACTTAAAGAGAAACATTCAGTTAAGTTACAGCTACCAATGACTAACTTAACTCCAGCTCAAATGCCTGTAGAGTTTAAGAGTATACGCAAAGCTCTTAGTGATCTTAAAATGTCAGACGCTAGCTTCCAGAGGGCACAGCCACACGCTAGGTTAGAGGTAGTAACCCGTGATGTTAACACTGGCATCATGGAACTTAAGTTAATATACGTTAATGTAGCTAAAGTCCTAGACTTAGACTAGGGAATACCACAAGGAATACCACAAGGAATACCTGTATGAGTAATGATCTGTTAAGTAAGTTTAAAGTTAGTGGCACCGGCAGTCCAAAGTCTAAGCCTGCTGTTAGCCCTGAAGTCAAGGACCAAGTAGCAGCCTCCGAAGCTAGAGTTAACCCACTGATAGCTAGGTTTGCTAACAAGCTAGGCCAGGGAGTAGCAGGTGTAGAGGAAGGATCAGCTGGCCCACTCGAAGCTGGCCCACTCGAAGCTGGCCCACTCGAAGCTGGCCCACTCGACTCCAACCAAGCTAAGCCAGCTAAGCCAGCTACGCCAGCTAATCCAGCTAATGCTATGTTTGCTAAGTTAGCAGCAGCTCAAGGTGTAGTAACCTCAGCTGATAAAGCTCAACACGCAGCTGCTGTTACCTCAGCTCAGACCGAAGTACCTGAAGCTATCTATACCCTGTCCGGTGACATACATAACATTAAAGACTTCCAAGCTGAGCAGTTCTCAGTTGTGCTAGCCAAGACTTATGTAGCGTTAACCGATGACCAGCCTGACTTAGCCATGTTACTTGAGCTAATCAATAAGAACCTACGCCAGTTTGAAGACCTTAGTTATCTGCTGTCCGATGATCAACTAAGTTTATATATCGACGGACTAATGCAAGCTAAGTCAGTTAACATTAAGACTAAGGTAGCTAAGAAGTCAGCTGCTAAGGTACAGCAAACAGTTGAAATGGAAGGAGGGTTAGACTTATGAGCCATGAACTAATAGTAGAAGTACCTAACACTGAGCTGCTAAGGCTAAGACTAATAGCTTTGCGCGCTGAGCAGTTATTCGATGAGATATTACCTAAGCTTCGCACCGTAGCCTTGGAAGACTACGAGAACTTTGTAGGGCTAGGTATCTTACTACACGATCACAACAGGACTCAGAGCTAATGCCACAACTAGATTACGGAACAGCTGGCCACAAAGGTTTGAGTTACTCACGCCGTGGCACCTTACACTCCTGCGCTCGTAAGTTCCAGCTTGAGAATGTGTTCGGCTTTGCTACTAAGTCAGACTCTAATACTTTTAGTTACGGTCATGCTGTAGCTGCTGGTGTGCAGGAATATTTCCTCAGTGGTGATCGTAAGTTAGCTATGGCTCAGTGTACTAAGCACTGGTCAATGCCGTGGGCTGACTTAGGTACTGGCAAGGAGATGAAGTCTAAGCGGTCAATCTGGTACGCGCTTAACGCAGTTGACAACTACATAACAGCCTGTAAGCATCTTATCTACGGTGACTTAGCTGAGCTACAGCAGTATGAGATAGCTTACTGTAACCCTACTGGTGAGCCAGACGGTGAGATACCTTGCATAGAACTACAGTTCCGTATCCTATTAGAGAATGACTTTGTGTATGAGGGTCACATAGATCTGATACTACGCCACAAAGTTACAGGTGAGCTAGTTATCTTAGAGATTAAGACTACTGGCCTTAACGATCCACATGATGCTATGTATGAGAACTCTGACCAAGCTTTGAGTTACTCAATAGTTCTTGATAAGATAGTAGATGGTACTGGCTCAGCTAACTACAAAGTATTCTACTTAATCTATTCATCCCCTAAGCAGGAGTGGCTAGTCAAAGTATTTACTAAGTCTGCTAAGCGTAGGTTCGACTGGATCAACAACTTAATACGTGACTGTGAACTCATTGAGTACTACCAGTCAACCGCAGTTAGCGAAGAAGCTATACCTTATCCTACTAATGGAGCTAGCTGCTATGAGTTCTTCTCGCCTTGTAAGTACTTTGGCAGCTGTGATATGGATGACGATAGTTTACATCTGTTCTATAAACGTGATGCTGCTGGGGCTGGAGCTAAGTCGTTTGACTACGTTGATAATACTAACTATGTATTTACTTTAGCTGAGATCATAGAGCGCCAAGTAGAACTTGCCAACGAACGTGTTGGTTTATCTATAGAATACTCAGCAGATGAGTTATAATAATCAACCCACCTCAGAAGGAAACTACTAACAATGGCTAATCTATTATCACGTAAGTCAATACCAACTGCCAAGAGACTAATGGTATTTGGTGGCCCTACTACAGGTAAGACTACCCTAGTGGGTGCTATAGCTAAGAAGTATAAAGTGCTATGGCTAGACCTTGACCAAGGTATAGATACCTTATACCAAAGCCTAACTGATACTGAGTTAGAACGCATTGAGTATATCCGAGTAGCTGATACTATGGCTAACCCTATAGCTTGTGACACCTTAACTAAGATGTTTGTCACTGGCGGCAAGGGTTATATCTGTGAGGATCACTCAGCTTGGAACTGTCCTAAGTGTAGAGCTAAGGCATCCGAGTTCTTTGTTATAGACATGGCTGAGTTAACCTTAGCTAACGACTGGGTAATAGTAGTAGACTCAGGTACTCACTTCTCCGAGAGTTGTATTCACCGAGTACTTGATAACTCTAGTATTGACATTACCTTAGCTGGTAAGAATGACAAGGCTACCTTTGCAGTCTACATGGCGCAAGGTGCTATGCTTCATAAACTACTAACATCAATTCAGAATGGTGTTAACTCAGTAGTTATGACAGCGCATGAGTTAGAGGTTGAGATGCCTGATAAGTCTAAGAAACTTGTACCATCAATGGGCACCACTAAGTTTGCCCGTACTATTAACAGTTACTTTAGCAGTGTGATACGTACCTCACAAGTTAATGGTGGCTTTAAGGTTGAGTCCTTAGCTGGATGCTCAAGAGCTGCTGACGTTGGTGGCTCACCTAACCTTGACTTGAACGACACGAAGGTTACTATCTGTGACTTTTTAAATCCCAGTAATATTGGAGCCAGCGACTCCGGTGTGGCAACAACTAAGTTAGGTGGAGGCACCAAGCTAGACCTATCTAAATTCGCTAAGAAGTAAACCGTAAGTAAAACTCACTAGTTAATTAATTAACTTAAACTTAAAGTAATAGGAATTATATCATGTCTAAAATTGATAACGAAAGCTTAGCCGAAATGTCCGTAGAAGATTTACTGTCTCTTAACATTGAAGACATTAATGAAATGAAGTTCGTTACCCTACCTAAAGGTTTGTATGGTGGTACGCTAGAGAAATGGGACTTGCCAGACGAAGATAACAACAATAGCTTTGTACCTACGGTGCATGTTACTAGTGTTATTGAGCTTGCTGGTGATGAACCCTTCGAGCTACCAGCTGACTTTAAAATGAGTCCCCGCTATGGTCGTGAGTACCAAGGTGCTATCCGCGCCATGCGTACTGAGTGGGCTGACTTCTTTATTAAAGTTGGTGGTGGTCAGATGGGCGCAGCTATGGGTAACGGTAACGGTACTCAGATAGTGTTCAAGGTTGAGCATCGTGTAGTTAAAGAAAAGAACGAAGACAACAAAGTTGTTAAAGGTGGCGAGACTAAGACTTTTGCTGAGATTAAATCAGTGCAAGTCGCTAGCTAAGTTACCAACTAAGTTACCAACTAAGTTACCAACTAAGTTAGTGTTTATCAATAACCCTTGGGCCAAAAGCTTGAGGGTTATTTATTAAATATTAATAACAATATCCAAGGCTAACTATCAATGAACTTCCTTTACATCGGAGCCTCTTGGCACTTAGAACATGCTAACTATGTTAAGCAGTTAGCACCTAGTGGTCATAAGATAATAGTAAAGAACTCTACCACTGAGTACCTGAATGAGATAGTACAGACTATCCAGCGTGGTGCTGATCGTGCTATCCAGATTCACGGCCTAATAGTATCTGACGTTAAGGTACTCAAGAAGCTAGTCAACAAACTATACACTGCTAACATAACAGGCAAGGAAGAGGCTACCTTACAAAACTACACTGGTTCTATGTTTGAGTTAGACTGTTCAACCCAGTCTGGCACCAAGTATAAACTACCAGTAGTAATTGTTCCTAGCCCTGAGCATCTACGCTGGTCGCATAAGGATCGCTTTATCTGGCGTCATATGATACGTAAGTTATATGATCGTAGTTTCTTTGTAGCCCCAGAGCTTGAGTGGCAGACAGCAACGGATGAAGCATCTTTGCTAGCAGCTTATAAACTATTCACCGAGGGTGATGAGGTAGTACTTATAGGTGTTGACATTGAGACAGCTCCTAAGACTGTAGCTAATAACATAGCCACTAGACCTGAGATTAACGGAGTATCAACGCGTGGCCTATGGTTCCTTGGCTTCGGTCGTACTGCTAGTGGCCTTAAGTCTAACAACTTAGAATACCAGATGCCTTGTATTACTTGCTCAGGGTACACAGCTGTGTTCCGTAGGAAAGATGGCTCACTATATTCTCATACCATAGTTATACCTATGCGTAACATGATGCAACTTAGATGGATACGTAAGTTTAACCAGCACCCAGCTCCGAAGGTAATGCACAATGGACGCTATGACTCTACTTACTTTCTCCGTTTTAATGCTCCCCTTCATAACTACGTGTATGATACTTATATGCTTATGCATTCGTACTACGTTGAACTACCAAGACGCCTCGACTTCACAGCTGGATTCGCTTTACGTAACTCTATGTACTGGAAGGACGAAGCAGGTGCTAGCCTATATGAATATAACGCTAAAGATTGTCATGCTACTGCTTGGTCTTGTGTCGCTCTCTTACTTGAGTATCCTGACTGGGCGTGGACTAACTATCTATCCATCTTCAAACAAGTATTCCCTTGTATCGCCTGCGGACTTGAAGGCTTTAAGGAAGACCCAGTAGAAGCTAAACGGTTGTGGGCTAAGTACCAAGACCAGATAGCTAATGATCTTAAGTGGTGGGACAATGTAGTTACTCCTAACTTTAACATAAGCTCAGCTCCACAGGTTAAGCAACTGTTCCAGTCCATACTAGGAACCGGCGTAGCTAAGTGTGATAAGCCTACACTAACTGGCATCATACATAAGCATCCACTATGGCGTCTGTTTGTTGAGAAGCTAATAGACTCACGTGGTGCTAAGAAAGCTGACTCTACTTACATGAACATAATACTATTTGACGGTAGAATATTATATGAGCTTGACCCTAGCGGTACTGATACTGGCCGCCTTGCTTCTAAGTCCAGCAGTTTTTGGTGTGGTACTCAGATTCAGAACATACCTTTCTATGCTAAGTCTAAGTTTGTATTCGACGAAGGTTGGGAAGGTGTTGCTATTGATAACGCTCAGTCTGAGTCCCGTACTACTGCCTACATTACTGGTGATGCTAATCTCATTGCAGCTGTAGAGAACGCTCCAGACTTTCATGTTCGTAATGCTAGCCTGTTCTTTGGTATCCCAGAGGCTACACTGTTTGAGTGGAAGAACTCAGATGACCCAGCACTTAATGCTAAGTTCAAGACTATCCGTAACAAGATAGGTAAGAAGCTTAACCACGGTGCTAACTACAACATGATGGAGAAGGTACTGATTACTACCATGACACCATTGAATATCATAGCAGCTCGTATTACCTTGGGGCTAAGTGGTAAGCTAAAGTTTAAGCAGGTAGCTACTTATCTACTTAAATGTTTCGACACAGCTTACCCTACTATCCGCAGCCGTGATGAAGGTGGCTACCACAAGCGTATCATTGACGACGTAGCTGAGAACAATATGCTGGTAACACCTGACGACTGGACTAGGTTTACCTTCCACCAAGAGCCTGCTGATAATAAGATGCACCTCAATGCGCTGGTAGCTCACTTACCACAGAGCTGGTCAGTACGTAGCATTAACCGCGCCTTCTTTGACAGCTGGCACAAGCTACAGATAGTTGAGAATGTTATTAGGATGAAGGCTCAGATACATGATGAGATAGTATTCCAAGCTAGGCCAGAAGATGTAGCTTATGCTACTGCTGAGGCTAGTAAGTTATTGGCTAGACCTAACAAGTATGTATGCCGTACTACTGGGCTGGCTAAAGAAATGATTATACCTAATGATCCTATCACTGGCGGTAAACGCTGGTCGGACTTGAAAGACTAACTGGGAGATAAGACTATGCAACCTCGTAAGCACAACGCATTTAACACTATGATAGTAACCTATCAGATGACTAACTTCACACCGGAGTGCAGAGTTATACCACCTATCAAGGCGAGGCAGCCTATGATACTAGAGTTTATCCGTCCGGTTAACTTAGAGTACCTTGACACGCAAGGCTGCCGGCAAATTCACAGGTTTAACGAGGGCTTCAAGACTGACGGTGCCACTACTCCAGCCATAGCATGGGCAGTTACACCTCCACTGGGTATGTACTTTGCAGCTGCTTGCCTGCATGACCACTACTGCTATGAGGCTAACAAGCATCAGCTGTATGGGTTCCGACTAACTGGTGATGCTATGTTCCATAGTTGGTTACGTCAGTGTGGTGTCAGTCAGCTACGCGCTAAGCCTATGGCTGCGTCAGTTACAGCCTACGGTCGCTGGCTTAAACTAACCGGTAAACTAAACTAATAACTGGGCTGAACCTTAATGTCACATGAATCTTTATGCCCGCTGTTAGATGCATACTTAGAGCTAGTAGACGACACTGAGTCACCTACCTTATACCATCGCTGGTGTATGCTTAGTAACCTAGCAGCTATACTTAACCGACGTACCCAGATATCTATGCCAACTGGTGCAGTGTACCCTAACACCTACGCTATACTACTAGGCCCACCTGCTGCTAGGAAGTCCACTGCAATAGCTATGGCTAGTAATCTACTTACTGCTGCTGGCTATGGCAAGACTGCTAGTGGCTCAACTACACCGCAGAAGTTCTTAGCTGATCTATACGAAGGCTTTGAGAACCTAGCTAACCAAGAGCTAACTGACGACTCAGGCTTAGACCTAGACTTAGATGGTAGCTTCTCTAACCACGTAACCAAGCGGGTCAGTGATGTTCTGATCAACGCGGGTGAACTACAGGATTTCCTAGGCATCAATAACTTCGGATTCATTAGCCTTATAACTAACATGTTTGATAACCTTGATCACTATGATGATCGTATCAAAACTGGTAAGTCTAACCGTATCATCCGTCCCACTATAACCTTGATGGGTGGAGCTACACCTACTAGCTTTCGTAAGATGTTCCCCATTGAGATACTCGGCCAAGGTTTACTTAGTCGATTCATTCTAGTACATGGAGCTGGCCCGCGTAAGAAGTCATTTATGCCTAAGCCCTTTGATGCTAAGTTACGCGCTAATATAATTGAACAACTTAACTACTTACTAACTACTCCTGAATTACCCAGTGAACTGAGCTTTACTCCTAACGCATTTGAATACTCCAGAGTCTTATACGAATCACCGCAAGACGAGATAGCAGATCCACGCTTCCAGTACTACAACGGCAGACGCAACACACACTACATGAAACTAATTCAGCTGATAGCAATAGCCAACGGCCATACATCTATAGAAGAAACAGATTGTTTATTAGCTAATACTATATTAACTTACACCGAGAAGTTCATGCCTAAAGCTCTAGGGGAATTCGGATTAGATAAAGCAGCAGAGCAGACAGAGACAGTATTCGAATACATACGCATGGCTGGCACTAGAGGCATAACCATGAAAGAGTTAGTTAGCAAAGTAATAGCAGTAGTTCCTAGCGCAGCTGAGTTATCATCTCACATAGTTAAACTATCTAACACTAGCCGCATAGACAAGATACAACGTGAAGGTACTAACTACTATATACAAGTAGAGCGAGTAGTCCAGACTAAGTCAACTATGGTTAACTTTGAGTTACTACAGGAATACCGTGAGAACCGAACATTCGATACAGGGTTTATACTAGACCCAGCTAAGCTCGAAGCTTATGAGCTAGCAAGCAAGTTTAAGATGAGTAGTGAGGGAAGTAATAACCCTGACGCTGATTTTGAAATAATAAGTTAAGGCTAATCCTTAGCTTATAACACCGGCAACTATGCCAATCAATAAACTACTATGAGGTAGACCCCATGAAAAGTTACGTATTAGGTTTTGTATTCTCCGCCGACGCTACTCAAGTGTTACTTATGCACAAGAACCGTCCTATTGACCAAGAAGGTAAGTACAACGGTATAGGTGGACTCATCGAAGATGATGAAGCTCCGTCGGAAGCTATGGTACGTGAGTGCCAAGAAGAGTCAGGCTTAGTTATAGCTGAGTCTAGTTGGGCACAGTACGCCAAGGTTGAGGGTGAAGGTTATGAGTTGTTTGTCTTTACAACTAAGATAACTGATATCACAGATGCTGAGACTATGACTGACGAACCAGTTAGTATTCACTCGTACCCCGAAGTGTTAGTTGGTCCCGCTCCATTGGTAGGTAACTTAGAATGGTTACTGCCTATGGCTAAGAGTCACATGGGTGGCGTGGCTTACATCGTTCTTTAACTAAACGGGGTAGCTAAGTTTAGTAACCTAGCGCCCCATAACTTTTGGAGAATGATATGTCAATAGCAATATTATTAAATGGGCCACCTGGTTGTGGCAAAGATACTTTAGGTAATGCTGTAGCTGAGTACATTAACTGGCCAGTTATGACGTTCAAGGCTGAGCTGTTTAAGGCTACCTGTGAATGCTTTGGTGTAACACTAGCTTGGTTTATGGAGGACTATGATGACAACAAGGATATTCCTACGCCTATCTTGCATGGTAAGACTAAGCGCCAAGCTCTTATAATTACGAGTGAGTTACTTATCAAGCCTGCTGAGGGTTCTGACTACTTTGGTAAGATGGCAGCTAAGCACCTCAGATCTGAGAACTATACCGGCGTGGTGTTTACTGACTCAGGATTCATGGAAGAGTTAATGCCTATCTACTGCGAGGTGGATAAGTTAGTAGTGGTTCAGCTGCACCGTACAGGTTGTAAGTTTAAACCCGCAGCTGAGGAAGGTGGTGACTCTCGTAACTATCTTAGTGAACGACTCTTACCTAAAGACGTAGTGTGCTTTCATTACTACAACAACTCATCGGTAGATATAGGTGTTAAAGCTATTATCTCTACTGTCATGAGCTACTACTTAGCGGAGATATTGCCATGTTTATAGTCTATCAAGTACGTAACAAGGCTGGTATTACCCCAGAGGGTAAGAGCTACTGCGGAGGTCAGTTGTTTTTGCCTAGTCAGCTGGTTGACGATGCAGGTGACCATAAGCACTTTGCCTACACCTTAGAGGATTGTGATCGTCCCTATGGCGTTAAGGTTAAAGGCGAGACTTGCATAGGTGCTGGCACTTACAATGTTGTCTGGAGCTATAGTCCTAGGTTTAAGCGTAACATGCTATTGCTGGCTGACCTAGGTCTCAACACTTGGAATGTAACTAGCGAAGGTAAGCATTTCTCAGGTATCCGAATCCATGACTTTAATGACGTTGATGATACCGAAGGTTGTATTGGTGTCAGCGGTAAGTGGTTAGAGGATGGACGAATCTGGGCTGGCCTAGTCAAGCAGCTGGAAACTATCTTAGTACCTTTGATTCAAACTGGCGTAGAAGTTCGTTGGGTTATAACTAGGAGTCCTATATCATGTTAGTTATAACTCGCCGAGCAGGTGAATCTATTATAGTAGGCAACCGTGAGATAACTTTTAAAGTCTTAGGTGTTAACGGTAATCAAGTTAGACTAGGCATTGAAGCTCATAAGTCTATACCAGTTCACCGTGAAGAAATCTTTGACTCAATCATAGCTAAGGGTAAGGCTATTGCATCCTGCTTTAGTCGCCTAGCTTAGCACCGCAACTTAAGGAATAATTATTATGTTTACATCTAAGCACAACATTACACACAGCCAGATGGTAGATCAGTTAGCAAAAGATGGCCATGTTATCTTAGCCGAAATGCTACCAGTTGATATGCACTTGTTGCATATGGCAATAGGTGTTAGCGGTGAGGTAGGTGAGCTACTGGAGCTAGAGTTTGGGCCACCGGATGAACCAAATTGGCAGGAGGAGTTTGGTGACGTTGAGTTCTACTTAGCTGGCTACTTTGATACGATGCCTAAGACTGCTGAGCCTCTTGACCTAGAAGAGCCACTGGTTTACTTAGCTCGTAACTACGGCACTGAGGCTTGCAGCTTAATAGCTTTGACTATTGAGGCTAGTAAACTTCTTGATGCTACCAAGAAAGCAGCTATCTACGCAGCACCTCTGAACCTTAGTAAAGCTGTGCAAGCTCTGGTTAACATACGCTTTGTCTTAGACCAGCAGTACACGCTACATGGTTTTGCAGCCGCCGAAGTACTAGAGGCTAACATGGATAAACTTAAGTTACGGTATCCGGACTTTGGTTACTCTAACTCAGCTGCTGCTCTCAGGGCTGACAAGCAAGTAGCGCAAGTAGAGCCAACTAACCCTGTTGACTCATTGTTTGAGGACGCAAAGGCTAACAGCTAGCAAAAAAAAAGGGTAGTACCTAACACCTCAGCGCTAGAGTACTACCCAAACTTCCCACCATGAAACCTACTTAACTAATCCTCTCACCTAGAACTTCAACTCCTCAAACTCATCTAAGTTATTACCTAGTATCTTCTGTAAATACCTACCCTGTGGATTACTAACATTATCACGCATTCGGTTAATGTTACTCTCATGCGCATTAGCATAGTTGTTCTTAATCCACCGATTAAACGTACCAGCATTGCCACCCTTCTCAGTGTAGCTACGCATCACTCCCTGTAACTCATCACCTGTTAGCCCATCCTCGCTACGCATCTGAGTCTTAACAGATTTGCCTAAGCTCTCTAACTCACCCAGCTGGTGGGTACGATAACCTTTTGCGCGGTAGAAACTCTGAACAGCTATACCCTCGTCAAGAGTCTTAGCTCCCATAGCTTTAGCTATAGCCATAGCGTAGCCCCACTCTTGGTAGTTAAACATTACCGAGCCTTGGTTAGTTGTCCTATAGCCCTGCCATAACTGCGCACCTCCAGCCAGTGGCCGGTTCATGCCATTAGTAGCTAATGCATTCAAGAATGTCTGACCTCCATCACCTTCACCTACCAGTGCATCTAACGTGCTTACTGCGTTGTCTATGAGTTTCGAGTAGAAACTAATAGCAGGAATCTCAGAAAAACTTGTGGGAATAAGAATAGGAGTCCTAGGAGTAAGGTCACCTCGGCTGTAAAAATCAACACCCTTACCCCCCAGTAGCGGGCGAGTGAGTGAGCTTCCACCACCATATAGCAGAAACTCACTAACAGGATTATCGAAACTCTCTGTTGCCAGTGAGTAAAAATCTTTCTCACCATTGGTACGCTCTCCGATATGCTGGTTAGCTAACTGAAATCCGGGTACTGACTGGAGGCCAAAGGTGCTAGCCTGCAAACCCATCATGTACTTAGCAGCTCCATTACCATCTTCCACATGCTTTAAGAATTGCTGGAACAAGTTAAACTGGTAAGTCTGGAATAGGCCTACTGCTTGCCCAGCCCAACCTTGGAACAGTGTAGGCCGTTGACTAGCATTATAGTTACCATGCGTCCTAGCTACAAAAGTTTTAATAGTTGACCAGTACAGTGGGTTATCCTTAGGAACCCCCATCACATCCAGTATCTGCCTAGCCGAATCCGCAGCTACAAACTTAACACTAGTCTCCGAGAAGTCAACAGGAGTAGCTAGTTTGTCTATAACCTTATTCACGTTGTTAGCCCAATCAGCCTTATCAGCTACAAATGCAGCGTCAGTGGCCATTTGACGTAACTCAAGTACATCATTACCTACTATGCCACGCTCCTTCAAAGCTAACATAAAGGTCTTGTCATCTTGAAACAAGTTATTAACAGCCTGAAACATAAGCTTAGTGTTACTAGGCATCCTAGCACCTAAGTCATTATAAGGCACAGTAGTTAGCAAGTCTAGTCTCTTAAGGGCAGCCGGATCTAAGTTAGCAAAGCTAGCCTTGAGTGCCACCATCTCACCTGACAGCATAATAGGAGTTGACATACCATTAACTATAGCTTGTGCAGTGTCTAACCTTAGCATCAAAGTTGAGAAGATACTGTTAGACTTACTAACTAGTGGCTTCATGACTGACCTAGGAGCACCAGCATTGGCCATAATCCAAGACTCAGCGCCCTCATAGTAAGCTTTACCTAGGCCGTAGTTATCTATAACTTTACCAAAACCTTCCCAGTCATCGCTATCTTTAGCTTGTATCCAAGCACCTTTGATAGCATGAGCGCCTCTACTTAGCGCAGCGTCGGCTAGCTCCTGAGTAGTATGCCACCAAGTGTGAGACTGGGTATCAGTAATATCCAGCATCATATTGATCTGCTTCTCATAAGTAGATAACTTCTTACCCTTCTTATTAATACTACCATACAGCTTATTAGTATTATGCAGTTGCTCTAAGGTCTTAATCCTAGCTGAATACTTAAGCCTCATAGTCTGAGTGATAACATTGTTACGCTGGTTAATCATAGAACTAACCATATCCTCAGCTACTCTAGGGTTAGGCTCAGGAAGTACATCCCATAGCTGGCCATCACTACGTAGGCTAGAGTCAATCTGAGTATCAGTAAGTGCTAACTCTGCGTCATACTTACCTCTAGCATCTAGGGCCTGAGCTCGCTCTTCAGTGGTTTGAATTAGTAGGTCGCCATTAACATCTTTATTTTTAAGATGCTGTACTTTCTTCTCTAGCGCTGCCTCACTGTGAGCTGTTACCATGCCAGAACCTTTAGCAGTCCAAGGGTCAGTAGCACCGTTCTTCATAGTAACAAAGGCCATGTGGTTAAACTGATTAGAGTCGAACTTGCCAGGATATATCCTGTCCATGTCAATACCAGTAGCCTCATTAGCAGCTGCCTTAAGTTTACCGTAAGCCTCTACTATATACTTTTTGTTAGTCTGCTGGTACATATGCAGAAACTCAACAACTGACTTATTCTGAATCTGATATAACTTCTTAGTGCCTGGACCTTTAGCTACGTTCAAAGCTAGTGTATCAGTTAGCTCATCCATAACTTTATCAGCATTAGCTTGCACAGTCCGCTTCAGCTCAGTTAGCCCATCAATAGCATCTGCATCACCTTTAGCAGCTCTAGCAGTTAAGTCGGCTAAGGCCTCAGTAACATCATCACCTAGAGTTAGGTTATCAACAGAACCTTTAAGTTTATCTAGTACATCAGACTCTACAATAGCACCACGCACATCAGTAATACCAGAGGCTTTTATACCTCTAGTGTTAATCATATCAACTACGTCTATACCGAAGTGGCTATACAGGTTTACAGTACCTGCATCTAGCGCATCAGCTATGTCACCCAAGAACTTAAAATTACCTGAGCGCAAAGTAGATTGATGCAGAACTGATAACTCATGCATAGCTTCTTTAGAGTTACTAACCTGAGTGGTAGTCTCCAGCATATCTTGGTTAATAGCAGTAGCGTCCTTACGCTTTTTCTGGCCAGCCGCCGCTCCATCTGCTTGGTTAACTGACCCACCTGATAGGTAAGGTTGGTTAGCTGAAGTGACCAAACCAGCAGTGTCAGAGTTAGATGTAATATCATGCGACAGCGACACACTACCATCAGCCTGTAGCTCAGGACTACTAAACAGTACAGCGTCCTCGGCTAAGATACTATCAGCGTAGCTTTGGTTAACCTTCTCAACTCGCTGAAGCCGCTGGTCAATCTCAGCACGACTAGTAGCTCTAACTCCATTCTTGTCAAAGGAGTCAGCTGAGTATTCAATAGCTATAGTGTTAGGTCGGAACTCACTTAGACCTTTAATGCTATCGTTAGCTTGTGGGCCACGATACAACTTATCTTGTGTATAGAATAAATCTCCTGGCCTAACTGGCCCCATGCCCTTACCTGCTTGGGCTAGGTTAACAAATTCCTCACTTACATCAGCGTAAGCAGCCACTTCGCTCAAGTACAAACTTGTACCATCGTCACTAACCTTAGCTGCCCGAGCTATAAGCGACCGCTTAGCACCTTCAATGTGTTGGTATAACTCACCAGCCGATGCTATGTCTCTGACTTCTTTAGTAGCAGGATTCATTATCTTAAGAGGCCCATGCTGAAACTTATAGAAGTTAAGTGCACCTTGTAAGTTAATCAGATCACCCTCGTCAAATGGCTCACTACGTATAGTTTTAAGTAGATTACCCCCTGAGCTAACTAGTCCAACACCTGCACCTTTAGGGCTAGCAGCCCACGCGTATCCAGCAGTAGCTTCGACTGTTGACATTTCAGTAACACTGAGGGACCGACCCCTACCAGTGACATAGGTTTTACCGCCAGCTGTTACTACATTACGCCCAATAGTTACAGCGCCTAGGTCACTGATATAAGGTGCTGGAGTGTTGTTAACTATCTTACCAGTTTGTGGGCTAAAGTAAGCATTACGCGTACCGTACTTATGCTTTAACGCACCGTTGTTATTCATCCACTCATACAGCGGCTTGAACTGAGCCTTGTCTCCTTTAATACTAGCTATCACTCCGTCGTCTAACTCAGTCTTATTAAATATCCGGTAAGCTGTGGCGAACAACTGGTCAGGGTTAGACATAGAAGTACTGAGACCTACTAGCTGACCTTGCTGCTCTAGCATAGCATTCGTAACGTTATCACCTGCGGTTTTAACTTTTGAGTTAATTACCTCTAACGCGTCAAAAGTAATCCTGTAAGGTGAATCATGCTTCATAGCTAACTGGTGTAATGAATCTTGAATCTTAAGCGGGTCTCGTATAACTTTACCTGCCTTAGCGTGGTTAACCGGATAACGCTTAGTCTTACCGTCAGGTGTCTTACGTGCAATATAGACAGGACGGTTAGTTGTAGACCACAATGCTTTAATGTCAGCGGACGCCATAAAGCCTATAGCCTCATAGAATACGTCAGCAGCCTCTTGACCTGTTAAGTTGTTACTTAGCAAATCACTAGTTATTCTAGCTACACCTGCATTCTCGTCTAATAGCATCTCAGGATACAGACGAGTCATGTTAGTCTCTTCTAAGGTCTTGGGTAACTTGGCACCATCAGGGGCAGCTGCGGCTACAGTACCCCGTATAAGCTCCTCATCCTTAAGTGTACGCAACTTAGCTACACCAGCGAATAGATCTAACATCTTGTCTTCAGTTACGCCGTTAAGCTCTAGCGCCTCCATCACCTCATTGCCTAACACATTACCCTGAGACGCGTCATTTAAGGACTTAAGTACAATGTTCTGACCCTGAGCAATACCAGCAGTTAGTGTTGCTATCTCAGGAGCATTAGCTATTTTCTCAGCTTCACTCATGCTGTTATATTTAGCTAGCAGAGTCTTCTTATCCTGCAACTCAGTAAGCTGAATAGCTACCCGCTCCCCTACTACAGAGTTAGTGCCGCCTGCGAAGATAGTAGCTAGTGGGTTAAGCTCAAGCTCAGCTGCGTCAGTAAAAGCTTTAAGTGCACCTTTCTCTACAAAGTAACCGATGCCTCCACCTATTACGCCACCCAGTGCAATACCAAACGCAGCTGTGTCTAGGTTATTACCTATAGAGTCAAAGTACCCCAGCTCTCCACGACTAAGTGTAGAGTTCTGATTCATAGTTAACAGTGTAGCCGCCTCATAGGTAGCAGCTTCCATAAACTGCTGACCAGCATTCTGCATAATTAACTTGTTCTTAATCTGGTCAGTAATACCACGCTGGTTCATACCTTGAATCGAAGCCCTATGAGCTGCCATGCGGGCGTCTGGTATCATAGTGTTACGAATACCAGTAGCTAACGCAGACGTGCGAGTTGCCAATGTGCCTTGGGCTATAGCGCGGCCTACTTTGATAGCACCGAGACCTGGAAGCAGAGAGCCAGCTACTAAGCCTACACCATCAACTAGGTCAGTGTTGTTAGCATAGTACTCACCATACCCTTCACCTAGGTTATCTGTGATAAACTCCTCGGTATCAACATACTCACCATCACCGCCAAAGGCATTACCCAAGGCTATGAATGTGTTAGTAAAACTGAGGCCCGCTGATATAACTGAGTCAGCTACACCATACTGGATAAACTCACCAGTCTTCTCTAAGAAGCCAGTCTGCTCTTCTAGCTTTGAGTACTTATCTAAGAATGAATTAGCCATTACTTATGATCCTATCGTAGGGTTAGGAAACTGTTATTACGTGATGACTCAGCACGAGCCTTACGCATGATAGACTTAGCCTTAACTGCGTTGTACCACAGTTGCAGGTCCATAGGCTCATTCATATCTATAGGTGTAATTGTCTTGTCAGTACGTCCTTTGCCATCTGTTACAGATAGTCTAACTGGCATAGACAACTTAAAGTTCTCAGGATTAGACTTAGAGCTAAGTGTGCTAAAGCGGTCAGCCATGAAGCTCTGAGTTTGGTTCCTAGATACCGCTGATATAGTACTTATAGATTTCATTACTTGAGTAGTTGAAGCACCAGCCTCTATTAAGTTTTCAAAAGTACGCTCTACGCTTTTGTTCATAGCAGTAGGGCTATCTACAGTTCCAGATACTAACTCGCTGTCTAGGTGCTTAAGTATAAAAGCTGCTTGATCTTTAGTAACGCCCACTTGGCTAGCTACGTCATCTATCTGAGCCTGACCTATAACATAAGCCTCGTTTTCTAAGGCTAACAGGCCAGCTATCTCATTGGATTCATCAGAAAACTGCTGAAGTACTGCGTCATTGGCCTCGTCTTCTAACTTTAAAGCTTGGGCAGCTGTAAGAATAGTAGTTTCATCTATATTCTGAGCTTTCCGCAAGCTAGCCTTAGCATCCGCAAGTGCCTTAGTACCCAGAGTGCTGCTAGTATAGTCTGCGTATTCTTTAGCAATCTCTGAGTTAGCTGTGCTAGTTTTAAGTAACACACGCACATCAGTCTCATTGTTTAAACCTACTAGGCCCTGCCCGATAGACGCCATTATTGCTGGGTAGTTCTCAGGGCCTACTAGGGCAGCAGCTACACTATTCCTACCAGCCGCTAACTCTTTAGCAAATAACTTAGCATCAAAATTAGTATCATTACGCTTATTGAAGGCTACTACATCCGCTTCAAATGTAGCTTCCCGCTCCTCAATGTCCGTCTGAGTAGTGTTATAATCTTCAGCACGCTGCTCAGCTAAGGCCATCTGCCTAAGTTGCATACTACGATTTATAGAGTTACTTGTATCTGCGTAAGTAGCAGCTAACCGTTTAATTCCCTCATCAGTTAGTCCTAGAGCAACCCGCTGACTCTCTAGTAATTTACCACCTTTAACTAGATCAGCTGTGTTAAGTGAGGCTAACTGAATTATGCTAGCTTGCTCACGTATAAGAGTACGTTCCTCTTTATTATTACGAGCTATGTCCTGAGCTGCGTTACTAAATACAGTAGACTTAGCTTTACCCGCAGCTATCATTAACTGGTTAGACCTAGCTGATTTGTTATACCAACCATCCGCTAGCGCTTGAGAACTATCTTTAGTCAGCCAGCCCCACAACTTAGTCATTCCCTCCATAGGAGTACCATCGGGGTTAAGCAAGTCAGCTTTACGCTGAGCAGCATCCCCACGCTCATTGGCATCTATCCTAGTGTTGTTCTGTCTAGCCATAACGTCACTATATATCTGACGGTTAGCTTCATACTCAGCACTCTTAGCTTCTTCGTCGTCTACGTTAGCATTGGTTAAGGCCTGAGTTACAGTAGCATTCTGCTTAGTTAGAGCTGCTTCCTTCTCAAATATGTTACCCATAGCCTCAACTGTTGCTATAGCTGCCGCAGTCTTAGCATTAGCCTCTTCACGACGCTCACCTATAACAGCCGCATCGTCTTTTAACTGTTCATGCGTGTCAACAGCTGCTAGCATATTACCAGCAGTGACCTCCAGCAGGAATGAAGCAGTACCTTCATTAGACATATTAAACTCCAAGTAATTAGTGGTGGGAAGTTGTTGCTAGCTACCGGGGCCGAAGCCGATTGACGCTTCAGTCTCAGTAGATCTAGTCTGACGCTTACTCTCAGCATCAACCTCTTCATCGAAGGTCTCAGTCTGCTGCTGTAATGCAGTCTCAAGTACACTAAGTATACTTGACTGGTTATTACTAGTATCAGTACTCGAAGTCTGGTTACTAGTAGCGTCAGAGCTACCTGCTGTTGCTCCAGTAGTAGCTGAGCTGCCAGTAGATGTAGTAGTAGCACCTTTCTCTGTGTTAAACAGACCAGCTATAGAGTTAACTAAGCCAATCTCATTTTGTTTGTTACGTAGCTCTACTTCAGCAGCTACCTGTGTACCCTCAGTAACTGCGCGAGCTGCTAGTTTCTCACCAGCTTTAGCTGAGGCTGTATCATCATAGGCACCAGCTCGTGAGCCTAAGTTAAGTACATCACTCATGCCCTGCTCAAGTACTTGAGTAATAGATGCGTTACGCAGTGAAGTAGTATCAACGCCAGCACCTAGAGTAGACTGTAACTCAGCTATCAGACCCTGTAGCTCACCTAGGGATTCTTCACCTAGCTGACTAGTTAACTCCTCTATAGTACCAGTCTCATTAGCAGACGTAGAGTCCTGTCGGCTCTCAGCTCCTGAGCTAGCAAACGACTCAGACATTAAAGCTGTTAGCTCCTCAGTAGTCATACCCTGTGAGAACAACTGACTGATAGCATCAGTTACTGCACTGGTATCTTGGGACTGGTTAAAGTCCTCAGTAGTACTGGTCTTCTTCTTACTTGCTGAGCCACTAAAAATTGACATAGTATATTCTCCTAGTCTAAATCAAAACTTATGTTATCGAGTGTTAACCAAGTAGCGCTAGCGTAGTAGCAGTTAACATCACCGTTAGTATTAATGTCTATCCTAGCCACAGTCTCACCTTCTGTAATAGCAGTAAGCACTGTGCGCTTAGTTGGCCGATAGCCTACAGGTAAATTAAACATAGTAGTATTATTAGTGACTGTGCCAAATCTAACAAAGCCACGTAACTTGACAGTTAAACCACCTACTAGCTTATACTCCGCATCATTAAAGCCATCTCCATGGTTAACCCAACTGTTCTCAAAACTAACAGCAGTCCAAGCTGTGCTGGAGGTTCTAGTAACTACAGTCTCTAGTACTACTCCCCACTTAACTAACTTCTTACGTAGGGAGTTAGTACTGTCCATTAACTTAACTGGTATAAAAGCTATTTTACTATAACTGTCCGTCATTACCAAGTCTCTCCAATGTCGTCCAGATTAATTTCTAAACCCTTCAGTGAGTTAATACCCTCTAGGACTATAGTATTTCTAGCTCCTACTATAACCTCTACGTATTCAATCTTAGTAGTGTCAAACTCATTAAGAGCTGGTAGCTCCTTAAACTGCCTAACAGCTGGGTCAGTATCTGAGTAACCGTAGACTGCGGTATCGTCATTAGTTCTAGCAGAGTTAAGCGCAAAGCTATTAGAGTCAGTAACTACTGTGACTTTACTAAGACTAGATTGCGCTGAGCGACTTAGGCGTAAATCCGGATAAATCATTCTAGACTTAAGTACCTGAAAGTCTGCTGTGTCAGCTAGTGTAGATATATCTATAGGAGTCAGCCTACGAATTGAGCCATCAAGTGCTACCACGCCAATAGCCACAGTGTTAACCTGAGGATTAGTGTCGGTACCTAGCATATCCTCAAAGGTATCAACTGTGTCATCGAAATGCTCTAGCCAGTCATCAAATATCTTACCACCGGATGTTATGCTGACAAAGCTAAGTATAGCTAAGTGTGGATACCTGATCCTAGACCACTCACCTAGCACTGTATCATACATTAATATAAAGTCTTTGGTGATACCTTCGGGCCCATAGCTAATACATAGCTGTCGGTTGCCAATAAAGAATAGTTGTACATCAAAAGTAATACCAGTAGCCAGCAGCTCCAGCCGCCTAGTAGCATCATTGTAATCCTCTACTTTATCACCTGCTAGTAGCTCTGTAACTTTAGGGAATATATACTTAGCTTCGTTTTGATTCAGTAGCGCTAAGCCACTAGCAGCCCAAGCAAATGTGCTAGTCAAGTTAGAGTCAATTAACGCATGGCGGTTAGTGAACACACCAGTTGAGTTATTAACTATGTCAAAGATCCAAGGATTATCCGGATCATTAGAGTAGGTAGCTTTAACTATATTATTAACTGTGAATATATGAAACCCATCCTCAGCTCCAGCTACAAATATAATGGCTGAGTTAATACCCAACACTTTAGCTGAGCCAGCACCGGAGTTAATGCCAGTGCCACCCGGAGTAAAGTACCTCTCATTCAACGGGGAGGAGTAATAGACAGTGTCGGTGTCAACTAGCACCATGTAACCAAGTGCGGCACAGGCTGACACAATGTTATTTTGAGTGATACCCGCTAATGTAACATCAACGGTGTCCTCGAATTCATTACCAGTGGCAGAGTTAGGATCAAACTCCTGCATAGTATTACCATTACTAAAGATATAAGTAATGTCTTTAAGTATAAATATTGATACCTCAGTAGCGCTAGATGGCTCAAACACAGTTACCCATGCCCCAGCATCCAAAGCTACCCAGCGATCAGTACCCATCATTAAGTAACTCGTAGCTCCTTGACTACGAACAATGGCAGGCACTAAACCTCTGGAGCTGAATTGTAGTAAGTCAGCCGCAGGTATCAGTGGTATATCAGGTCTAATATCTACTATAGCTGCTTGACGTCCGTCACCCATAGCCCACATGTTCTCAATCCAACTAAGTTCAGCTTTCGCTACAACTACATCAGTTGAGTTCATCTTACCTGAGTTAAGGGCCGCAGGTTTAACCTGACCACTGAGCATGGCCAAGTTTTTAGTGGAAGTATCAAGTAGCATAGTAGAGTTCTCGGTTGCTAGTTAAGAGTTAAGTTTTAGTTGATGTTAGCCGCTGCTAACCACTCTTGGTCAGCTGAACCGTAATGCTGTTAGTAGATCCATTACATACTAGCAGTAGGTTCCTAGGGCCAGCAATAGCACGAGTATTATTGGTAGCATCCATGATCATTGCTGACGTGTCCACTGGGTCCTGCGCATCCGCAATGGCTATAAAGCTACCTAGCTGATCTTCCGTCCTAGCATCCATCTCAGTAAATACCACTGTGTCTGCTGCCGCAGCGTTAATCATAGTAAAGTTAAAGACAGCACCTGCGGGGATACCTATAGGTACCACAAAAGACGCCTGAGTGGGGCCAGCTACTATGATAGTACCTTTAACTTTCTTGCTATAGGCTATGTTGACCAGTACTGGGAAGTACGAAGTACCTGCACCATTAGTAGCAGCTATCCAGACAGTGTAAGTACCGGGCCCACCACTGGGCGTACCTACTATAGCTGTGGGGTCTGACCAATTAACACCACCAACCAGCCCTTTGTCTACAATAGAGTAACTGACTGCTCCGGATATGTTACCACCACCTACTAGATCTAAGCTAGTCATAGCTACGCCAGTAGTTAAAGCTATTGTGGTAAACGGCGTATCTAACTTAGGCAAGGGTAGTGTGCCTTTAATGTAGAAACCCCACAACGCCAAGTTTTCCGTTGCTTGATCTGTGCGAACAAAGGTAGTAGGTAAGCCTGAGTCAGCAGTTATATTATCTCGAAAGTTGGCGCCGGCTCCCGTCGTAGATACTGCAACAGTGTTGCTGTTAACACCCGATGACTGCGATACACAAGCCAACATATAGGACTTTCCAGCCTCTAGCTTGTAGTTGCCGTCCTCAGGGATTTGCTGAAGATCGCCGATCGCGCCAGCGTTATTCGGAGTAACGAGTCTAGTTTCGGCTACTAATGTAGCCGGCATCCACCCTCGCGTAGCATCGTCAACCGCCTCATATAGGCCGATATCTAAAAGCCCTGTAACAGCGCCGCCGCCAGCGCCCTGTGTCCTTGCGCCCAGTAAAGTAACTGTTTCTGTTCCGTCGGCTAAGTAGATTAATCCTTGACCTGTAGACCTCACATCCTGAAATGAGCTTACTCTCGTACCTGTGCCAACTATTGTAGCTGGGTCTAACCCTATATATCCGCTCATTGTCTCATTCCTCAAAATAAAATTATTGCTGCCGTTAGTATAACGTAGCTCGTATGGTCCTGCCATTGTAGTATTAGTTGGTAGATTTATATAACTAACTGTTACGTCCGCATCTGTAAAAGACATTTCCATAAACGCCGCATAATCTACCTGCGGTACTGCGTTAGATGCTGTTTGTGCTTGGTCTAAATGAAACTCCATTGACCCACCTTGAGCCAATTCTCGATTTAAGCTACCAATCGAGCTAGAGTTTATAGTCCCGCAAAGAAACTCTGTTAATAACTCTCCGCCTGTTAAACCTGTTAACCCTAACCCCGTTGATCCGTTAGCCTGGTACTTAGTAACCGCAAAGGAGTGAACATCCCCCGCATAATGAAAGTAATTGCCGTTTGTGCCATTACAGCTATCACTACTTAGTATTTGAGAGATATAACTTACAAATTCTTCAGGGTGAAAATCATACCAAGGCTGGTTATGCGCTGTAATTCGTTTAGCGGACAACAAAACCTTAACCGCTGCGCTGGACTCAGTGCTGGTAAAGTAGGTTACGAGGTCAGTTACTTGCTGGGAGCCTAAGTAATCAGGCCCTGTAACGTCAGTACCTACGCTTAAAGTTGTTCGGCTAGGGTTAGTGGGGAATGATGGCGCTGCTTTACCGTAAACACTCTGCCATGTATTTGCACCTGTACCACTATCACTAACATCAGCTATATACCATGCAGAATCAGTTGCACCCCTCGGCCCTGAGTCACCGGAATTACACGCATCGTAGGCTTGAGCATGATTAATAAAATCAGGTGAGGCAAAAGCTACACCAGCAACTCTATGCCCCCAGTATTTAGTACCAGCTCGCAGTCTTGGTGGCCCAGCATTACCCGCAAATACCTCCCATAAGTCACCCGCAAAGGCGTTAATAGTAGGGTTGTCGCCCATAGCGGCTTGGTCATTAAGTTGCTGTACATGTGATCTAGCATCACCATAATACTCATGGTCACCAAATTGATCCCAGTGCGCAACATTCTGCATACACCATTCCCAGTCATCACGACCTGGGTAAGTGAACCACTCAGGAAACATGCCATACCATGCCATCCAAGCCACAATATAGTCATCTTTTGACTCTGTTACTTGTGGTACGCCGCTTTGAGTTATTGAGGTTTCTGGGTCAGAGCTGCCAACCGCTGAAAAGTTACTCACTCTTAACGTATCAAAATAGCCCAAATCATCAATGTGAGCATAGGCTGTAGGTTTATTAGTCTGTATGTA